GTTTTAAAGGTTGTGTCCTTTATTTTTTATACCGACTGCAATGTCGTTACCTTTTATAGACTTGCTAAGGTCCCAGATGCTCCATCATTACACCAACTGGAAGCTCACAGATGTACATAGAGCGACGCCGGTTGAGGACTTGATGGTAGTAGTTCCCGCAGAAACCGAAAATTTACATAAAATTGATACAACGGATGTTCCCGTGCAGATAGCATATCCCGTAAAATTGATGGTATGTACCGTTCCAGCCGGAACGGCAGCTTCTGCATAATTTGCACTAGTGGCGTCTCCGCTAGATTCAAGCATCCATCCAACAAACTGAACCTGCTCTGTAAGTGAATCAGAGAAAGACAGCTGTATAGATACCCTATAAAACCCAGCGGGAGGTGTAAACACTCCAGCGACCGGAGTGCCGATGTTAAGTGCGTCATATGTAGGCCCTGCAAAAGCCACCACAGTGTTTGTATTATTGGCGGCCCCTTGGTCAGAAAACAACTGATATACGGAGATAGAGTTTGGTAAATTGTACGAAGGTGGTTCATTTTGAGGTGTAAAAAGCTCCAACACGTATTCACAGAGCAGCTTTCCGACGGCGGCCGTACTGGTCTGGTTGTTGGTAGCGAGAAAGAACCTACCGCAGTCAAAGGTTTTAATGTCTCCTGCGATGGCACAATTACGAACATACTTGCGCGGTCCTAGACCATGCAGATCGTTTAAATCTCCGGACGCCGAAAATGTGTTCCAGCATGACGTTTGAATAGCCCCTTTGTTATCCATCAACTGTGTTTCTGTTAACGGAACAGGGTCACTGGCGTCATAATGATAGCACATCATTACGTCTCCTTGGGTTCCCGTGGAGGCTATGGGGATGTATGTAAACTTTAGTTTCTTAAACCTGTACATCTCATATTGGGTGGCAATGCCGCCAGCCCATGGTAAGAGTCCTGGGTTAAGAGCTTGAGTAAACTGAATGGTAAAAGAGGTAGATCCTGGTATGGATACGTCTAGCATCTCTTCGTTCGATATTATCTGTCCGGTGCCGACCCGCGTAATTTTTGGGGCAGGTTTACGCCGAGTCACGGCGATGGCAGATGGAGCTAATGTCGTACGACCCAAACTGTATCCGGAGTTGTTCACGGCACGTTGTTTGGGTTTTGGTTGGTTCTTCTGGTTTTTCTTTTGGTTAGGCATGTTTGATTGATTTATGTAGCTCCCTTCTAGAGTATCATAACACTGCTCTTCTTTTCTTTCCAAAAGCTTAATAAGCTTAGGTGGTAGTAATTTCACGGCTTTTTTCCACGAACCCCGCAAATGTTTCTCATGCCTTCTAGAATAGAACTCAGTAAACGAGTCGACTCCGCGTATGGCCAATTCTTTAAACACCGGTATTAACAATTCCGATGCCGCCACGCCCATTCCATATTGCATTAGAGTGTTTTTAAACAACCCATTTGCTGTCACCATCTCATCACGAACGCGGTTTGTTGCGTCGTTTAAACTTGATGAGATAACGTTTTGCCCGCGTCTCTCTGCTTCATTTAGTCCGGAGTTTATCAAAGACAGTCCAACTGTCTGGGCTTCCTGAACACCATGATGCATCAATTCTTTGCCTTTTTGGTAAGCCATCTCCAACATGGGAGGAGGCATAGGCGCGGCCTGCGGTGCCGGTTGTATTGTCTTCTGCTGTGGTTTCATTATGTTTATGTTAAACCCTTCTGTTTTAAGCAATGTAACGCCAAAACAGTTCAGCGAATTATATCCTGTGTCTACTGGAAATGGACTGCGTGCGTCAACGATCGCTGCAGGGGATGTGGGGATCTGGCAGTGCGGGTCTGGCTTTGCGCCGTAATCTACTTCAGCCATAATGGAAAACACGCGGTGATAAACCATAACAGGGGCACAAGATACCTTGTGTATCACTGCCTCCGCTTCGCGTATCATGTCTTCCGTAATGCCGTATCGTCTAAAAAGAGACAGACGATAAGAGTGTAGATCCACCTCGAACGACTCGTTCAGATGTGGTTTTTCCCATTTGTCCTCTACCAGGCTCGTGGCAACAACAGATTGTGTGCCTTTCCCTAAGATCCGCAGTTTATCCACAAAAGCTCCCAAGATGGGCGTACGAATGTCAATAGTACGATACTGGCTATAAATAGCATTAGCACATATCTTATATGCTGCTTCCCAGTCTTTTGTGTGTGCGATCTCTCGTGGATCTGTTGTAAGCTTTCCCATCTTTAAAATGCAAGACGGTAAAGGACTCCAGTGCAGCTCTCCGCATGTGTCCCTCACAAACCATCCTTTTAGAATTGTCAAATCCTCGACCCTTTCTACTTTCCCCAATTTAGATTCAAAACCCAGATATGCGTTAAAATGCACGAAGTCTTCAAACCGCCCACTCGTGCGGTAGTCTTTATTCATAGCTTGAATAACCTTACTAAATGAATAAACCTGACTTCCTAAATTGTTGATTGTGTTGACTATGGTAGTAAATTTCCATCCGGTGTTGTTGATCCAATCTGTTTCACCCTTGATGTAAATTTTGTCTCCTTTGGCCCCATACGGCATGTCTAGCGTCTCTCTCATGACGGCTATCAATTCGGCCGATGCTCCAAACCATCCGAGAATGGGTAAAGTGTATGTATTAAAAACATCTTTACGTTGGGAGTTATCAAACATCTTTTTGTCTTCCTCCGCCATTCCTGGTTCGATCATGGGGTCTGCCGCTATGCTGTCGTCTCCTGACACCACAATAACATTTTCCCCCCGATCGATAGATCTACCTGTTTCAGTCAACATCGCGGCATCTCCGCCGCTGACGTAGAAAATTCTAAAACTTTCTCCCTCTATGTCATAAGTAGTCCCATCAAATATCGAATGAAGTAGTGTATCAATGGCGTCGGCTTCAACTGTCATATAAGCATGTAACAGCGGGGAAAAATTGCATATAGAACGAGGTTTAACGCCTATGTCTTTCAACCCTAAAGTCTCATTACTTTTAAGCATTAGCTCTTTTCGAACAATTGTTCCACCGCGCGCTTCTTCAGCCTCCAACGCCCCCAATGTGCGCTTTGCACTCCGATTGGGTTTATTCTTCATAATATCTTGAATGGTGCCATATCTGGCCGCGGAAGGAATGCAGACCTTCATGTCTGACATTACTTTCAAAGCTTCTCCCCAAGCGCCCGCCTGCGGTTTGAACTTTGGTTCCACGTGGTTACGCAGTAGTACTGCTGCCAACAAATTGAGGTCATTCTTGCGTGGCTGATGCAATCTCGCACAGGTAGTAAGAATGGGATAAATCAAATTTGTGGGCCCCATATTTTCCGCGTCCAGTTTTAGTAGTGGCCATACTTCTTCTATAGACATCTCCATCTCTCCGTATTTCACAGAACATTTCCCTACTTCAACTTCAGGAATAGGCCCCGTATAATCCTCTCCCGTGAGGGCTATACCTGCGGCCATGTACAATACATCTTTATTTTTCTCGAATACCCTCACGTTGTTTATAATGTGATACAAATGCAGCATCCAAAGTATTAGACTCGTTCTCCCATAGTAAAAAGAAGCAACCGCTGTTGCCGTGTGGAAGATCAGTGAATGCAAAGCTGCACCCCACCTGTGAATCTTATAATAGTCCGTAAACTCGTATACCCCCATAATGACACCGAATGCCGGGTGCAGGGTCTCGAAGAATATTTCTATCGCCGTGGCGGTTGCCATAACGCTTGGTTCCGTAAGTGACGGGAGGAGATTGAGAGAGGTTTCATGCATGACTCCACTATCTTTGTTGCTCAAATAAGCTTGTACCATAGATAGTGCTGCATTTCCCCCCGTAATCATTATCCACAATTTGCTCAGATATGGGCGAAGGGTATGCCATATCTTCATGTTGTTGCGAAAAAACACCCACATGTGTTTTACCAGTATATGCAACGTCTGCAATGGGGACATGCTAAAGATCTTAAGCATTCTCCAATAAGTGTGTAATGACCATTTTACTGCCGTCGTTTTGGGATTTCGCAACTGCATTAGGTGTACTTCTGTCTTAGCATTGAGACCCCGCGCTTCTAACATGGGGGTAGCTCTCAAAGTGCTGCGGAACGACACTGCCTCTACGGTATTCTGTAGAATGGCAGCGTACAACTCTAAATGGTTTTGTTTTACCAGTCGCATGTTTTCGTCTTTTTCAAATCTAGACGTTACATGCTGTAACACTTGGTCTAACAAAACTCCTCCTATGGGACGGTAATCATACACTATAGCTGTAGAATATACGGGCATGTAGACCCAACGTTGGTCATACACGTAACATAGAGGAAAAGCGGCATCGGATGCGGCGGAAGAAGGCTCCATATCAATCAAGGAGCCTAAAGATTTGTAAGCTTCACAACGCAGTGAAGGGGAGCTTACGTAACATGGTCGTTCTGAACGCATGATTTTGGTGATTTCGTACGGCCCATAATTAGCCACGAATTTCGCTTCAAATCCCACAATGTTACCTTCCAGCAACCACTCGTTACTGGGATGGGGTGGATAGAAAGGTTCGTTTGGACTACCGCGAAAGAAAATTTGTTCGTCTCCTAAGAGCGTCTTTGCTTTAATCCAAAACCCTTCTGGCTGTTCAAAAGAATCGACTCCTACAACATCTGTCATACGTCTACAGATTAAGTACAATTCTCCTGTTGAGGCTCTATCACATAATCTGCCGATTATGGACGCCGGGGTGCAAGCAGCACCGTCTACATCTACATCCCACCAGTAAATGTCTTGGGCAATGACAATGTCTACAGATCTTCCGGACCAGGCTTTCCTGCCGGAAGCCCCTCGTGTTTCATCACGGTCAAATCTGCAGTCAGGTTCAGACAAAACTCTGACATCACCATTTTTGCTGTTGAACTGTTTATTTCTATTGGAACCATAATAGTCCAGCACAGCAAGCTTTCCTCCCGTCTGCCTCATCTGCAGGATTGAGAGAAAAGCTGCATCTCGAGCCAACCGCGACTGTTGATGCTTGTTTCCGGTGAAGCGAGGGTTCCGGTATACTGGCCATCCCTGTTTCTGACCATAGGCCAGCGCTTCATCAGAATTAATAGATAACATAAAGTTGATTAGAAATTTCCCTTTTTGGGGTTCCTCCGAGGTGACGCTGGTTCCTGACTCCGATGGAGTCGTCTGCTGTCTAGTCGGGGTTGCACCTGTATTTACCACCAACGGGGTGGTTTTTTGAGGTTTGGGAGTGGCGGATCTGCTCCCTCGAGATTTTTGGTCTTGCTTTTTAATAATTG